ACTATCACTTATTTAAGTGATATTGGTTGTCTGGAGATTCAGGGGGCCAGTCTACTTTCGATTGATACAGTACGAAATTATATATGTCCGCTCTTGGCACAGAGCGGACAGTCAGAAAACTGAAGGGGGTAGGCGTGCAATACATCTTAGCTGATCAAGCTGTTTCTGCTATCCATTCCGGGATTTTTGCCTCAAGTTCAAGCTGCGTGGTAAAGCCGCTGTTATCAATGGTGTGCTCGGCTTTTGCAATAATCCAGTCCTGATTATCAATCTCGCTTTTAAATCCTGTTACCGTGCCATGCATTTCGGGGTAGAGTTCTGCTCGTCCACGTGCCAGCGTGATGGAGAATGATGCGGCTCCGCGTTGTAGTTGTTGCCACTTTGCCGCCGCTGCGCGTCTTGCTGCCTGCTCGTTCTGATAAGTCTTGCGTAACACAAACACATTGCCTTCCGCGCCTTCCATATAATCACCTTCACGGCTGCTGCTTTTCTCTTTTTTCGGTTTTGGCGGTTTGCGGCGTTTCACGCTGACTTTTTTCTTTTTCCCGTAATTAAGATCAAGCCAGTAAGCGCGTACCCCCGTATACGACTCGCGGTCAGCAATGCGGAACTGATGGCGATCGCCGCTGCTGCGTGTGATGGCGAACGATGGCAACGGCTGGCCCTGTGCGTTCACGCCACCGCCGGGCATGATGAATAACAGATTACCGCTTTTTACTGTGGTGATTGCGCCCAGCATTTCCGCCATGCGCGTAAGGAAGGACATGTCACTTTCTTCGGTCTGGTCGGCGTGGTCGATTTCGATATCCATCAGCATTTCGCTGATTTGCGGTTTCAGACCGTACCGATGAGCGATGGCGGATACCACACGCTCAACGGTCACATCATGCCAGGACACCTCACGTTTAACGTTAAATTCATCCCGAAAATCTGCGCTTCTGGCTGAAACAGTCAGCCTGTCCGGCGGTCCTTCGTGTGCGATTTCATCAACAATGTAAGTGCCTTTTTCTGTCAGCGGTTCGCCTTTCCAGCCAATGAGAACCGTCAGGCGCGCGCCCCGTGGCGCTAGCTGCAACTGACCATCCGCATCATCCAGCGTGATGGTGAGCTGGTCCGCCTCAAATCCCCGGTTGTCGGTCAGTGACAGGGTCATCAGGCGCTCTGCCACGCCTGACAGCGTTTTACCCTCCGCGAGAATATCAAAATCCGGCATTTTCACGGGGTCTGAGCCCTGACTGAGCAATTGCATGGTGGTATCGGTCATCTGTTCCCTCCCTGTGTGGCATGGTCGCATGTGCGTGCGGAGGGGGTTACTGCTTTTTGTTGTCGCCGGGTCGGGAGAACGGCGCAGGGGTGAGATTACGCGCGTGGTGGGTGATGATTGTTGCCGAATCATTTAACGGATACAAGGGGCTGAAGCTATGAGTGAAACTCGTTTTCATGGTGCCCGTGTTACGGAAAATACCGACCTGGTAACAGCGATTAACGATGTTGATTCCAGCGTTATCGGTATCGTGGCAACGGCGGATGATGCGGACGCGAAGCTGTTCCCGCTGAACAAGCCCACATTGCTGACCCGCGTCAATGACGTGCTGGGAAAATGCGGAACAACGGGGACGCTTTATCGTGCGCTTAAGGCCATCGCAGACCAGGTGAGCACAAAGGTGATCGTCGTTCGCGTGGCTGAACACAAAGAAGAAGACGGAAAGACGCAGGATCAACTGGTTATCGGTGGTTCTGAGGATGACGGCAGCTATACGGGGATGTATGCGTTGCTTGTTGCAGAGCAGGATGAAAGCATCGGATACCGTCCGCGTATTCTGGCCGCGCCGGAGCTGGACACGGAGGCTGTAACAAAATCCCTGTGCGTGATTGCAGGTAAACTGCGCGCGTTTGTGTATGCCTCATGTCACGGCTGTAACACGATGGCTGAGGCGATTACCTATCGCCAGAAATTCAACGAACGTGAGGTGATGCTCTTATGGCCGGACTTCATCGCCTACAACCCGAAAAGTGGCAAAAACGAAACGTTCCCCGCGCCTGCCTATGCGTGCGGCCTTCGTGCGTACATTGACCATGAGCAGGGGTGGCACAAATCACTGTCCAACGTTCCGGTTAAAAATGTGCTGGGGATGTCGAGGCATGTGTTCTGGTCGTTGCAGGCCGAAGACAGCGATGCCAACAGCCTCAACAACAAAGAAATCACGACCATTATTCGTCGCAACGGGTTCCGCTTCTGGGGCAACCGCACACCGGAAACGAACGCCTACATCTTTGAGGTGTATACCCGAACCGCACAGGTGCTGGCTGATTCAATTGCGGAAGCGCAGTTTGAAACCATCGACAGTCCACTGACGCCTGCGAACGTGAAGGATGTTATCAGTGCCATCAGGGCAAAACTGGATTCGCTGGTTACTGCCGGGAAACTGATTGGCGCGGAGTGCTGGTATGACGTGGTGGATAACGGCACCACGGATTTACGTCAGGGGCGTGTGCGTATTCGCTACAAATATACGCCCGTTCCGCCACTGGAAGACATGGAGCTTTACCAGACGTTTACTGATGAATTCTTTGGTCCCGCATTTGCGGTGCTGGGAGGTGCCTGATGGCTGTACCAAAACATCTTCGCTTTTTTACGTTGTTTGTGGATGGTGAAAACGAAGTGGGTAAAGTGACATCCGTCACGCCGCCCAAACTGACGCGCAAAACCGACAGCTATCGTGGTGGTGGCATGATGGGGGCGGTAAGTATTGATCTCGGTCTGGACGACTCCGCGCTTGATGCGAGTTTTGTTATGGGGGGGGCTGTTCGTGCGCTGTTCCTTAAATATGGCGGCACGATTGACGGCACGCTGCTGCGTTTTGCGGGTGAATACTACACCGATGCAGAAAGCGATCTGTATGAAATCGAGATGCGCGGACGTGTGACGGAAATTGATATGGGGGAAGCCAAACAGGGCGAAGCCACATCACACACTTACGCTGTCAAAAACACCTACTACAAGCTGAGCGTTAACGATCGCCCGCTGTGGGAAATCGACCTGTTGAACCACATCTACCGGAAGGACGGCAAGGACATTGTGCCTGACCGTATCCGTTCCGCGCTTGGGCTTGGCTGATAAGTAATATGCAGGCGGCGCAGTGCGTCGCCTCTGACTGAAAAGGAGACAACTGATGAAAGACATCGATACTGAAACCCGGAATAACACCGTGGCGGATGATGTGACGGCAGGTGAGGATATGGCTGTCGAACGTGGCGTAAAACTTTCCCGGCCAATTGAGCGTGGTGCCGAAAAAATCACATATGTGGAAATCACCGGGGCTATTGAGCAGGCGGGATCCCTGCGTGGTCTGTCGCTGTCTGATGTGCTGAATCTGAAAGCGGATACCATGTTCACGCTGTTGCCTCGCGTGACCTCGCCACGACTGGATGAAGTGATGATTAAAAAAATGTCGTCACGCGATTTTATTCAGTTGTGCGCTGTGGCTGTAAATTTTATGAGCGAGCCAGACTCTGGCGCGAAGAGCGTGCAGGAGACGGCAGCGTAATTACCCTGGTGTGCTTTGAGCACATCGAAGATCTGGTGGCGGATATTGCCGCCATTTTTAACTGGTCGCCCGCCGAAATCTTCATGATGACGCCCGGCGAAGTGGTTAGCTGGCGTGAGCGGGCGGCACTTCGCAGCGGGAATGTAGATAATGAAGACTCTTGATATCCGGGTCGCTTTCAGCGCCGTTGACAGGCTGACCCGGCCTGCCGAAAACGCCCGCCGCCTGATGGGGCAGTTTGGTGACTCCATCCAGCGAACGCAGGGGGCGATCAAAAATCTCGAGCGTCAGGCGCGTTCATTTGAGCGCGCCCGTGACGCTGTCAGTAAAGCGGATGCGGGCATCGTGAAAGCACGACGCCAGCTTAACGCCCTTAATCAGTTACAACGCACGGGTACAGTGCTCAGCGAAAAACAACAAAAGCTGATGCAGCAGTTAAGCACCCGGCTTGAACGCCTGAATGAATCGCGCACACGGGAAATTCAGAAAATGCGGGAGCTTGGCGGAGAACTGAAACGCCACGGCATTTCCCTGACAGGCAGCGATAACACCATTCAGCAGGCCATCAGACGCACCGAACAATACAACAACCAGCTTGAACGCGAACGGCAGGCGCTTGCGCGTGTAACGCGGGCGCGTGAGCGGTATTCGCGCGCGCAGGAAACAGCGGGAAAACTGAAAACAGGTGGTGCGCTGGCAATTGGTGCGGCAGCGGCGGGCGGCTATGCTGCCGAGCGTTTTTTGCAGCCTGCGATCGGGTTCGGGAAAGAGATGTCCCGCGTTCAGGCACTGACGCGAATCGACAAAAACAGCCCGCAGTTTAAGGCGCTGCGTGAGCAGGCGTTAAAACTTGGCTCTGAAACGCAGTTCACCGCAGGCGATGCCGCCAGTGGGCAGGCATTTCTTGCAATGGCTGGCTTCACACCGCAGGCCATTCAGGCTGCGCTCCCTGGCGTACTGAGCATGGCAACGGCTGGCGGTATGGACCTCGGTGAGACGGCGGATATTGGCTCAAATATTCTGACGCAGTTCGGTCTTTCTGCTGACCAGATGGACCGGGTCGGCGACACACTCACCGCAGCGTTTACCCGTACCAACACTGACCTTCGCGCACTGGGTGAAACCATGAAATATGCAGGTCCGGTGGCGGGTAAGCTGGGAATATCGCTGGAGCAGGCCGCAGCGATGGCGGGCGTGCTGGCGAATATGGGTATCAGGGGGAGTGATGCTGGTACGGCAATGCGTGCCAGCCTGGCTCGTCTGGCATCACCGCCAAAGGCGGCAGCAGAGGCGCTGAAAGAGCTTGGCGTGTCTGTCTCGGATGCCGGGGGCAAAATGCGCCCGATGGAGGATGTGCTGGCTGACCTTTATAAAGCTACCCGCAAATACGGGGAAGTTGACCGGGTATCGTTCTTTAAGGACATTGCCGGAGAAGAGGCTTTCACATCATTTATGGCCCTCGTTGATGCGGCAGGTGACGGCTCCTTACCCAAACTGAGAAAAGAACTTGAAGGCGCGCGCGGTGAGGCTGAACGCACGGCAAAGGTTATGGCCAACAACCTTGACGGCGATCTGAAATCACTCAGCAGTGCATGGGAAGGGTTGCGCATCCGCATTGCAGATCTGATTGACGGTCCGCTGCGTTCTGTCACGCAGTGGCTCACGCGTGTGGTATCAAAGGTGACGGCGCTGGCGCAGGCCCATCCCGCACTGACGCGCCAGCTACTGATTGCAGGCGGTGCACTGCTGGCAATGACTGCAACGGTTGGCTCGTTGTCGCTGGCTATTGGTGTGTTTGCTGGCCCGCTGGCAAAACTGCGTCTTGGTTTTTCCCTCCTGACCGGATCAATGAATGCTGTCAGGGTTCTGCCAGCACTATGGGGAATGGTGACGGGTTCCGTTTCTTTACTGGGAGGCGCTATCGGGGCGTTGTTCAGTCCGGTTGGTCTTATCGTGGTTGCGCTTGCCGGAGCTGCCGTTCTTATCTGGAAATACTGGGATCCCATCAGGGCATTTTTTGCCGGAGTGTTCAGCGGGATTATGGAAAGGCTGACCCCGTTGCGCGAAACCTTTGAACGGTTTGGTCCTGTTTTTGACGCAATCGGGAGTGGGATCAGCCAGGTGTTTAACTGGTTTAAATCGCTGCTGTCACCGATGGAGTCCAGCAAGGAAACTCTGGATAAATGTACCAGTGCTGGCGAGATATTCGGTAACGTTCTTGGCGGTGCGTTACAACTTGTTCTGACACCTGCAAAAATGTTGCTGGATACGCTGGCGTGGATACTTGAAAAGCTTGGTGTGCTTCCGGATGAAGCGGAAAGGGCGCGCAAGAAAATCGAAGACGCACAGCGTGCGGCCATTCTTCAGGACAAGGTTGCCTTGCTTCAGGGGGACCTGGCGAAAATCAATCCGCCGAAGCCTGTGGAAAATGGCAATGGCACCGGAGGTGATAACCCCAAAGACAATAAACCGCTCACAGACAGCAATACCGGTACGCTGCGCAGACTCAGCAAAATTGCTGATAACACAGGTAAGCTGGTTGATGAGACGAAAAAACGCATTGGCCCCGGCGATATTGTCTTTAAGAACCTGCCCCGCGCACTTGCTGTTCGTGGGGAGTGGCAGGAGCGGAAGATTGCACAGGTCAGTAAGCCTGCTTCCGCAATCAACATCACACCTGTGGTCCCGGCTCCGCTGCCTCCGGCGCTGGTCCCTGTTGTTGCGGCCAGCTCCCGCCCGGTGGCGGAGGCCATACGATCGCCAGTGGCATCAGTTCCTGCAACTTCCCGTAACCGGGAGCCTGCTGTCTCCGGATTTTGCGGTGAAATTCATGTTCATCTGCATAACGTTGTTACGCAGAATCCCCGCGAACTGGCGAAACTGGTCGGTGAAATGGTCAGGGCAGAAATGGAACGGCGCGCCCGTGCCGGGCGTGGCAGTTTTTACGATAAAGATTGAGGAGTCATGGCCATGATGATGATCTATGGCATGTTTGTTTTTGAGCTGCGCACGCTGCCGCATCAGCAGTTACAGCAAAACAAAAGCTGGCGGCATGTGAAAAATGAACGCGTTAACCGTTCAGCAAGCTGGCAGTATATCGGTGCAGGTGATGATCGCATCGTTCTTTCTGGTGTGCTTTATCCTGAAATTACAGGTGGCGAAGTGTCGCTGTCGCTGCTGACCACGCAGGCGTATACAGGACGACCCTGGCCTTTGATTGATGGCGTCGGGCAGATTTACGGCATGTATGTCCTGACCGGAACGAATACGATCCGTTCCGAGTTTGATCGCTACGGTAAGGCGAAAAAGATAGAATTTTCACTGACCCTTGAACGCTGTGATGAGGATTTGCGGGAGCGCCTGCAATCCTCATCGTTCAGCGATATGCTGTCCGGCTTCAAAGATAAGGTGGCGTCATCCCTTAACAGTGCGGTCAGTTCTGTTAAGGGACTGTTCTGATTTAACGCAAATCACAAATAGTTAGATAAACAGAAATAACGATAAGGCCCGATATTCGGGCCTTTCGTTTATTCTGGTTGATCAGGGAACGTAACGGGTAATTCAGTGGTATCAGTGGTCTCAACTTGTTGCACGTACCGCATCCAGCGCATCAGTTGTTGCTTATCTGAATCACTGATAATCCCTAATGCAAGCTGGGTCTGCCAGAACTGCGTTTTTTCTCTGGCCTGCTGTAATAACCTTTGTTTCTGGTTTTCAGCCTGCAAGCGTTGCTCTTCTTCGGTATACACACGTTTAATGACTGAGCCATCTTTAAACATCCAGTTACCTGAAATATCAGCGCGTCGGTTTGCTGTAATATTAGGCAACTCGACAACACTTTTTCCTTCCGGGCAAATTGCAGTTACATCCGTTTGCACGTCGCATATGACATTATTTTCATCATATGCAATCTTTATGGTGTCTGGCTGAAAGTTCTTTTGTTCCTCATACCAGTTTTTACCATCTTCAGCGAATAACCAGACAACGCCGGAGTTTTTAGTTAACAGGTACTGTTCTTTTGTTTTTGGATTGCCCGGTTTTATATTTTTTAAATGCATCATAATCAAACACTCGATACGTTATACCATGTACCATTAATATTTTTTTGAATTGGTCTGTAATAAACACCACCAATATTATCGGCAGAGTTTGAGCCTGTATCCTGAACGATAATCCCGGTATATGCGCAACCAGATGGAGCCTGATGCGTCCATGTTGTACCGTTATTTGCTGGTTTATAGGATGACGCACCACCAAGTCTAATATCCCGGACATAGCGTGAATCAAAGTTGCCATAGTTAGATGGTGATACCTGCCCGTTAACAGCAAAAGTGATGCTGTTATCTGTATTTCTCTGACTGTAAAAATGCCAGCCTGCATCATCACCTAATTCAGCCACCACCGGACGACTTGCGTTTCCCCACAAATTGAATGCGGCTTCCTTCGTGGATGTATTGCTGCTGCTGACCGTGAACTTTTTCCCGCTACCGGCACGTACTTTGGTACTTGAGACAATATCACCTGTAACACTCAGGCCATGCCCCATTGACACTCCGCCATTGGCGTTATTGATAGTCAGCGGTCTTAAGCCGTTCCATGTCCCAAATTTATCGCCAGAGGCCGTCAGCATTAAATATGTGCTGCCGCCATCATTCCTGATAAAGAATCCATAATTGCCATAAGCAATGCGCAGACCATTAGCACTGAGTGATGTAATCTCACCTCTTGAACGGAGACCATAAGCGGAGCTGAGTGATAATTCTTCCTGAGCGTCATAGTTTCCTGTCGCCCAGCGAATTACCCCGCCCTGTACTGTTTCATGCCAGATAGTGTCTCCTTCTCCACCACGAAACTTTCTGAGATATTTTTTGCCGCCTCTGGTGCCTGAACATAAGGCCGTAGACATATAGGCATTCTGGCTTCCGCCATCCTGATTAATCGTTCCGGTCATTGCGTCGCCCTGACGATTCCAGTCACGACGCCAGCCGGGGGAGTAGCCGTCCCCATGATTAATGTAAGTGAATTGCGCGCTGGTTGTACCGCCACCACTTGATGTTGTCGGCGTGGTCACTCGGATAGTGATTGCAGATTTAGTTCCCATGACCTCGACGACACAACCAGCCAGGTGGATATCACCACATCCGGTATCCGTAATGATTTTGTTATTTGCATATGACCAGGAGCCTTTGCACATCCAGTACGGATGATTAAATGCACCACGGGAATCCAGCCATTCAATAAACTGAGCGGTTGTCCAGTTTCCGGCTTCAGTGCTCAAAGCGCCGCTATAAGCACGACAGGCACCGATATTTTTCGTGAAGGTATCCTTTCCCGGAATATCCGCACCGTTCTGATCTTTCTGAAGACGTTTTTCAGCATTGTCATAGGCAGACTTCACTGCTTTTGGTGTTGCGCGCTTTTGATGTTGCGGCCAGCGTTTCAGAATCACTGTTGGTGGCGCTACTGAGCTGGACAAGACCTTTTCGCGCTGTAGTGGCATCCTGTGCAGTGTATTTCCCGTTAGCAAGGTCATACGCGGCCTTTACCGCCTTTGGCGTTGCCGCAAGCGTTTCAGAATCGCTGTTTGTGGCGCTACTGAGCTGGACAAGACCTTTTCGCGCTGTGGTGGCATCCTGTGCGGTATATTTCCCGTTAGCGAGGTCATATGCTGCCTTTACCGCCTTTGGCGTTGCCGCAAGCGTTTCAGAATCACTGTTGGTGGCGCTACTGAGCTGGACAAGACCTTTTCGCGCTGTGGTGGCGTCCTGTGCGGTATATTTCCCGTTAGCAAGGTCATAGGCTGCCTTGACCGCTTTCGGCGTTGCGGCCAGTGCTTCAGACGTGCTGTTGGTGGCGCTACTGAGTTGAACAAAGCCTTTTGCGGTCAGCGAGGCGTCCGGGTGACGTCGTGACTGTTCATGTTCTTTCAGTTTGTCATTCACGTAATCCACTGTGGCCATAACCATGGTGTTATCCACGGTAAGCGCCACGGTGGCAGTGCTGGATACGGTCAGAATGGTGCGAAATGTTTGTGCACGTCCGGATCCTTCGGCAACGGCTGGCTTGTAACTTTCGGCAGTATTGCCCACCGCGATTAAATCGCCGTGCTCATCAAATACACCAATTTCCCGGATCCAGAATCCGCCCGTTTCAGGAGGAATAACCAGCTCCGCAATAATGCGGTTCTGATGTGTTGCGTCCAGGATGACGCGATTAACAGTATGTCGCCACACCTCATGCACCAGACGGGTCTGCTTACTGTCTGGTGTGGGCAACGTGCCGCCACCGTCGCCCACGGCCATGTGAGTCAGGCGGACAGGATTACCATCTGGCGCGGCTGCCTGAGCTAATTTTTTGGCACCCGTATCGGTGATAACGGTTTTAAATTTTCGTGTTGTGGTACTCATGCTTAATCGTCCGGATAAATGGTAATGACTTCACCGTCGTAAGTTGCTGCCGCCGCGAAAATATCCCCCGGGATCTCCTGAATGATATTCAGCCCTGTCATGTGGCGGCTGACCGGGCGGGCATCAGCAATCAACCGCTCCATTTCCAGATACATTTCCTCCGTCACGCCACTGTCCAGCGTGCCGACTTCAACGGTAAATGTTCCCGGTTCTCCGCCGAACTCCCACCACTCAGACACACGAATGAGGTATCCCAGCGGCTCAATGGCCCGGCGCAGTGCGCTGATGGTCCCTTTGTGTCGGTGTATCAGCCATGCATCACGAATCACCTGTCGCTTTGTCTCTTCCGGCCAGTTGCGATCCCAGCGGTCAACGGAAAATGCCCAGGCGAGATAAGGCAGCAGATGCACCGGGCAGGTGTCCGGCGACCACAGCGTGTTGAGGTCTACCGGAATGTCTGTAATGCGCGTTCCGACAGCTTCGGCACAACGCATGAAATTGCTGGCTGATGGCGGTAACAGTGAATTACTCATTACGCCCACCTTCGCTGATGGTGAATGACTCACAGCGCGCCGCCTGTATGTCGCTGATGGCCATATTTTGTGTGGGTTCGATTATCTCCACGCGTTGCACACCGTGCACATGCAGTGCGGCAGCAATGGCTGACAACGCCACATCCTGACCGATAAGCCCCTGCTCAGACAGCCACTTCCTGAACGACGATTCCGCCGCGGCCAGAATAGGTTCGGATTCCGGGCCGGGGTAAAAGTACAGTTTTGCATTCAGCCGCCATGTCACGATTCTGGCACTCTGTACGGTCAGGCGGTCGGCCACCGGGCGGGTATCCTCTGCATTCAGAACGGCGCGAACGGTATTAAGCAACGCCTCCGTTGCTGTGCCGTCGCCCTCAGTGGACAGGATGGAAACCGTCACGTTGGCCGGAGACGGGCTGATGGCCCGCGCATCGCGTACCAGACCGCTGGCGCTGCGTGCAAAATACTCGTATGCACCTGACGGGCCAGCAACACTCAGACCGTCATATGCCCGTTGCGCCCGTAGTCTCAGCGAGGTGTCACTTTCCATCACTGCGTCGGTGGTATCCGTTGCCGGAGTGATAACCAGGCGCTTTGTGTTCATATTGCCCGCGAGGTTGTCCAGGTCTGTCCCGGCGCTGTGGCTTAGCATGCAGGCGCGTGCACCCTCATTGACCCGCTGGCGTAACAGCATTTCACGAAACGACATGGTTTGAGCGATAACGTTAAGGGGTTCCGATTCCAGCTCCAGCGCGGCGGAAACGGCTTCACGCTGTTCGGCGGGATAGGACGCAATCATCATGGCCTTTGTGTCAGCCAGAATTGCCTCAAAGTCAGGCTCCGCGATGATGGCGGGGTCCGGTAACTGTGAAAGGTCAACGGCAGGCATGATTTACTCCCTCAGCGTGATGGTTAATTCAACATTCTGCATGGTCTGCATGACAGTGCCCGACAGCGTCACCCCGGCGCGGCCTCCTGCCTTCCAGACAACGTCGATAGCGTCCAGGGCAATGCGGGGTTCCCATCGTGTCAGCGCAATCACGGCAGCACTCATGCATTGCAGACGCGTGGTGTTATTCATGGGTTCGTCAATCAAATCAGGCACAAGGCTGCCATATTCCCGTCGCATAACCCGGCTTGCCAGCGGGGTGGTCAGGATGTCCCTGACTGACTGTTTCAGGTGCTCCATATCGTTCAGGTTTCCCGTTCCGTCCGGGTTCATTCCTGTGTAGCGGGTTGTCACTGCGGGCCTCCTGTCGAATCGCTGCCACCTTTAACGCCACCGTGTTTATGCGTATGCACTGTGATGCCGTTTGAGGTGAAATTGCCGCCGCTGTGCGTGATATTGCCGCTCATCTTTCCCCCTTTTGTGACGTCAAGCGTCGCCGTTCTCAGAAGGTCTGTGCATTCCACGACGGGCGTATCCAGTGTCACGCTGACGGATGCCTGCAGGGTGGCTGTTTTCATGCCGCTGGCGCTCAGTGCGCCTGCGTCCGCGTCGTAGCGGAACACCGTGCCATCCGGCGCGCTGACCACGATTTCTTTCAGGCTTTTGCCGGGGGCCGGAATGGCATCACTCCACAGGCTGCCAATTATCATGGCGGTTTCCGGGTTGCCGCCAATGCAGGCAATTACCACCTGTTCGCCGGGTGATGGCGGCAGCCACACATTGAAGGCTCCCGCGCGCGTGGTGTTCCAGCGCAGCCAGCCTGTTTCCAGTTCGCCGCTGCGAACGCGCACGCACCAGGATTCCTCATCAACTTCAGAGATGATCCCGGTACGGATGATGTTGCTCAGCAGTCGCATGAGTTCTGCGCTCACCGTACAGCCTCCGCAATCCGGCCCAGCACCGTGTTATAAATCAGGCGCTCATCTGCCTGGCTGATACCCAGCAGCTCACGTACCGGGTAATCGGTGAAAATGCCCGGCGCAACCTGATCGCGCTCACCTAACTGATGAACGCGTGCAATACGTGCGGCCACGCCGCTGTAACCCACCGTCACACCGGATGCATCTGCACGGGCTTTCAGGTAGCGGGCGGTGCGCAGTTTTACGAACATGGGGACGCGCTTTGTGCTGTCCTGGTTGATGCGCCGGGTGCGTATTTCCAGAAAACGGTCGATGTCATCCCGGTAAAACGTGCGGATATTGTTTTTATCCTCATCCCACCCGGTAATGGTTCGCCCGTATTTCCCCGTGTCGTGATGCCAGTTTTTCAGCGTGCGTGCTTCGTTATTCCAGATAAAGCGAATGCGTTCCTGTATCCGGGTTACGCGGCGTCTGCGTGGTGTCCACGCGGTCCCGTCCGGCGCTTTCTGTGACCGGATACGCGCCTGCTGGGCGCGGCGTAAATCCTGTGCCAGCTTTCTGGCGATGTTATTGATGGCCTGCTGATTCAGGCTGTCGCGGATGGCCTCAAAGGTTTCATCCACGCGGGTGAATGCCTTATCCATCGCTTTCACCCCACGTCACATCCTGGAATACATGCGACCAGTCGCCTTCGGAAGATGGCAGGCGGGGTTTTGGCTCAGGCAGGTGTTCTGCCTGCGGTGTGCCCTGACTGCTGCGCGTGATGCGAACGCGTTCCCGCAGGGGGAGCGTAAACAGGAGATCGGCGCTGTCATCGTCATTGATAACGGCGGAGAATTTGATGTCCTGATTACGCTCCGGATTGAGCAACAACTGTGGCTGATTTTCGGATAACCACGCCAGTAGCGGCAGCGTGAGGTCGTCCAGCTCCCCGGCGTAATCCATGACAAACATCACCATCTGATAGCGGTAAACAAACGAGGGCGTTTCTCCGGTCGTTTCAATGTTGCCGCTCTCCACGAAAATGGTGAATTTTTCCGGGTTGGCCTGACACCATCGGCATGAACGGGTCATGGCTTCACGCAGGGAATCAGTTTTCAGCATGGTTGTTATCCTCGTTGTTCAGTCGTTGCAGCCTGCGCTGTTCCAGTAATTCAATGGCCCGTTTATCCGCGTTACAGGTTTCCAGTGCATCCAGAAGGCGGTCGCCCCATATACCGAGATTTCCCCATGTGGGAGTATCAGGGAAGGGGGGAGGCGTTACCGGTATGGTCAGCGTCTGCGGTATAAGCCGGACTGACGGCGCTGTCCGTGGCGCGTTCTGCGTGCCTGCGCAGCCTGTCAGTAAAACGAGCGTCAGGCAAAGCGTGGGCGCATTCATCTTTTGCAATATCGTTGCGTAGCTGTTCACGTCTTACCTCTCCGTCCTGATTGCGTTGCTGATTTTCCACGCGGAGTTGCGCCAGCACCTGCTGCATATCCTGTACCCCGGCGCTGATGATATTCAGGGTGTCGGCGGTACTTTTCAGGGTGCTGGCCTGCGCTTCGTTTCTGGCGTTCTCCCGGCCCAGCGACCACGACAGACGCATGGATGTTCCCCATCCGGCAATCAGAAGGAAAGCGACGCCAAGCGTGGGCCAGAGCTTCATGCCGGATAGGCTCCGTGTGGTAACTGAAAATGCGGTCCGTCTTTCAGAGTCTTCCAGTCGCCTCCCCATTCCACCGGAATATTCAGTTCCCGGCTGGCCTGTCTGAATGCTGCTGCGATTTTTTCGTACAGCGGCCATTCCCATGACACCTGGCTGCCGATATAAGCCACAACATCCACGGCATGTCCCGTAAGGTGGCGGCTGTTCATGGTCTGGCTCTTACCCGTGGCCACCAGTTGCTTCTGGCGGTAACGGCTGCGCAACCCTTCGGTGATACCAAAATCCACTTCCGAGATTTCCAGTGCCCGTCGGGTCACTTTCACCAGATCAGGATTTACGCCCTGCAAATTCTTTTCGCTCCGGCTGCTGAATTTAAATGTGTTGCTCATTCGTCCTTCTCCTTCACCCTGCGATTAAAGGCCGCAATAACCTTGTCGCGTGCTTTCTCTGCCCCCATAAAACCGATTGATGCGCCGATAAACGTCACGGCATCTTCAGGAAACCCGAAGAAGCGCAACGACCCGGCCACGGCCATGGCAAGAACGCCGCACGCCAGCGATCCCGTTACGGTCTGAACCAGTGTTCGTCCGTCATAAAGACTCATCAGCGCGGAAATGCTGACCGCCGCGCCTGCTGCATACACCGTTGGCAGGTGGTCAAAGAGCCACGCAATAACCTGCTCTGTGATCCCTGTTTGAATGGTGCTCACTGCTACTCCCCCCACAACTGAATCATTTCTCGTTTCTTCTTCTCCGGCTCCGGCATCTCCACTTCCTGCCCGGCGTCCAGAAATACCTGCTGACAGAGTCCGGGGTTGGCATCCAGCACCTTTTCGGTGACGCCCTGCGTCGTGCCGTAGTACCGGAAACAGAGCGAATCCACGGTGTCGCCTTCCAGTGCCTTCACTTTCATCAGCACAATTCCGCAAAGATTCGCGGGCGGCACAGAATGTCAGAGATGGCCCAGCTCACATCGCGCCACAAATCCGATGTCTGTATATCCAGTGCGTCCGCCCGGCGGTCGCCCTTGTCCGTTGTGTCTGCATCACGATAACGCTCCAGAATCAGGGCGCGCGTGGCGGTATAAACAGCATTGCGCCAGTGCCAGAGATTGACGCTTTCTCCGTTAATTACGGGTGCCGGAACATCGGCCAGCGTCTGATGGCCAGCTGCCTGCTGTTCCTGCTGCCATGCTTCCAGCTCGCGGGTAACGTGTGCCACAGCCCCGGTGGCAGTATGCAGCAGGCGGGAGGTGGTCACGCGGCCCGGCAGTCGTACCGCCAGACGCAGCTCGCGCAGCACAATATCCGGCCAGAATGCACCCGCTGAAATGCGGGTATCGCCATCATCGGTATCGGTGATGTCGTCCTCTGCGGGTCCGGGTTCAGTTCTGGCAACCATACTCATGGGGTTCACTCCTGAAAAAAATCGGGCGGTGGGTGCGCGGTGTAAACGGTCACGGAGTCAAACCGGAACACCGCGCACGCCGCCCGCTGACGGGGTCAGTCGTTAACCGCGCTTCGCCTTCTGCGTCGCGGTGGTTTTTCGTGTTGCAGGCTTCCGCGTTGTCTTTTTACTTTTGCTGCTTTCGTCCTGCGTCTGCTGTGCGCTGGCGTCTTCTGGTGCGGCTGCGGAATCGGCTTTTTTCAGGGCGCGGGAAAGGGTTGCAATCTCGCGTTTCACACCTGCGTTCGGGTTCAGGTGCATTGCTTCGCGCAGCAGCTTCAGTGACAGGGCCATGCTGTCCGCATCACTCAGGCCACGGCGGGCAAAGGCGCACGCTTTGCATAATTTGGCGCGCACTTCGTCCGGCATGTCCTGGTCGGTGACAATCTCCCGGAGGGTGTCCAGTGGTTCGATAAAGGCGGACAAATCCGCGTCGGCATCCGTCCCGGCCTGCGTCAGTACCGGATTACAGATTTCTTCGGTCAGTACCGTGGCAGCAGTACGTCCAAAGTTATCCGGCATGATGAGGTTGTGACGGACCACATATGCGCCAATACGCAGCGCCAGCGGAAGATCGCCGCAGTCAATCGCCCAGACCATCAGCGTGGCAATCACTTCATCCTGCTGCCCGCCGTCAGCCTCCAGCGTTCCCTCAATCCAGCCGGAAAAGTCCGGCAATAACTCTTTTTTGATGGCGGCTTTCGCGCTTCTGGCCTGTACGCCCTTAAGCCGGGCCTGTACCAGACGCAGACGATACAGCACCTCTTCATGCGCGGTACGCGCGGCGTGGTCCACGCCTTCATTCGCCCGGCCTGCGCGCTGTGCCATCACGTTCTGCCAGTGTTGCTGTGCAGGAGTAATCATTTTTTCTCTCCGTTACAGGCGGGCATGATGCCCGCCGTGAGGTGATTAGCTGTCGGCGAACTTCAGGCCAGTGACCATCGCGCACTTGCCATAGTCTTCAACGACATAAGCGTCATTGATGGACTGGTAGGTGGCGATGCGGTTGTATTCCGGCTCGTCTTTCATCAGGCGACGCATTGTTCCTTTCTGCCAGTAAATTGACAGGTTGTTGAACGAGGTGATCAGCATCGTTGCATCCGGGAAGAACGGCGCAAGGAATACATCCAGCCCGCCAATGGCGCGCGATGACAGGATGAGCTGTCCGGCAAGTAATTCCGCATTGGGATTCTGGCCGCTGATGCTGTTCAGCACGGGCAGACGCAGCGAGTTAAACAGGTTGCGCCCCATAATCACCACGAGGTCGTCAGCTTCCTTGTGCCATTCATCCAGCAGGGATGAGCGCGCGTCTTGTACCAGTGCATCAGCGTTCGCATATTTACCCGCGTGCGCCACGGTGTTGTCCATGTTGCGGGAGGTCAGCGTTACATCATTCATAACGCGCTCGCTGGCGTCGGTTCTGATGTGCTCCAGCCATCCCACGTTAACGTCCTGAAGCAGCTTGTTAGTGCTGAAGTTGGACTCATCTGCGTGAGACGTGCCGTTGAAACCGATCATGATGCGGTCAAGCGCCACCTGCCGGGCAATCTGTGTGCTGACGCGGGACTGAAAATCAGGGTGTGCCGCCCAGGCATCAAGCTGCGGATACGAAATAAACGTGTCGTAGTTCACCTGTTCGCACTGGTATTTGCGGTTTTTCAGATCAACCACGTTATTCGGGTTACGGCGTTTTGTGCCGTCATAACTGGTATTCGTGCGCGCAATCGGCCCGGTGGTGTCCAGGAGGATTTTTTCGCCTTTCTGGTCAGTCACACCGAACACGTTAATTTTTTTTGTAAATTCAGTGCTCTCCTTTACTGCGTTTTCAAAACGCTGCTGCACCGAGGGTTCCACGGTAAATCGCGATACCAGTGCAGATACCGGGATATTGTTAAGCGACGCCTGCTGCGCCATATAGCAACCCAGCTTGTTGCGGGTAATATCTGACATCACCAGATTCATAAAAATTTGCTCCTTTGTCTTATCAGAAGTCAGCCAGCTGGTCGGAGGCTGCGCCCGTTGCGGTGAAGCGGTTCTGCGGATCGCCGTCCTGCGTGCGCAGTTTTTCCTTCAGTGCTGTCAGCTCTGTGGTCAGTGACGTGATTTTCTGGCGGTCCTGCTGATGGCGGGTTTCCAGCACATTAAAACGGTCGATAATGTCGGCCTGTGACGTTGCGACGCCTTCCACCGCTTCCTGAATACGGGAGAAACTGGCGTCATCCGCTTTGCGGCCACGGCCAATAATCCCCATAACGCGGTTAAACCACTGGGTGCCTTCTTCCTGGCGTTGTTCTGCCATTTCGATGATTTCAGACTCGATGGCTTCGGAAATGAGCGGTGCTTCACCCTGGACACTGTTGAACGTCATCACCGCCTGACGTTGCTGTGCCGTGAATTTCAGGCGCTCAGTGCCCAGGCTTGCCGGGGTGTCGGTCATCGCCAGCCCGACCAGATAGGCGCGCCCGTTAACGGAGAACTGCGGGTGCAGTTCGATACTGGAATAGATTTTCTTGCCGTCCGCGACAAGCTGCTTCATGCGCTCGGTCGGTTCGATTTCTGCATACAGCGCAGTACGTCCGGCCAGCGGACCTTCCGTAATGTCTTCCGTACTCAGTGCGGTGACATCGCCCATTGCGGAAAATTCGCTTGACGGGCATGGCGAGAGATAGTGCTCAACGTTCACGCGGGCAGCGTAAACATCCGGGTTGAAGTTCTCGGCGGCTTCACGCAGATGTACCGGGCTGATTTCGCGGCCATCAACAGTTGATCCGGAGACAGCCACGCGAAACTTTTTGCGGGATGTCTTTTTTTCATTAGCCATAGTTTTTGCCCCTCTGACTGGTTCTTCAGTCATGATGGCAAAGCGTAACAGGCTGATACAAAGGGCTTTTGTTGTAAGAAAACGGCCAGAACAGGGGGTTAAGGAGAACAGTTTCGCGCGCGGGTAATCTTCCTGTAATTACTCAGGGGGAGCAATGATTCAGGACGCTTTTGTGCGCCAGCGTGCGCGACAACTTTACTGGCAGGGTTATCCGCCCGCAGAAATATCACGTCTGATGGGAATAAACCCGAACACGATTTATGCGTGGAAAAAACGCGACCAGTGGGATGAAACGCCACCCGTGCAGCGTGTCACGCAGTCCATCGATGCGCGCCTCATCCAGCTCACTGAAAAACAGAATAAAACAGGTGGTGACTTCAAGGAAATAGACCTGCTGACCCGGCAGCTTAAAAAACTGCATGATGGCCAGCCGGATGCGACGGCCACAGGGAAGAAAGGCCGGGCGAAAAAACTCAAAAATCATTTCACGCCGGAACAGATTGCCGCACTGCGGGAAAAAATCATCAGCAGGCTGGAGTGGCATCAGCGGGGCTGGTTTGACTCCCTGACCCTTTGCAGGGAAGCCGGGATACGTAACAGGATGATCCTGAAATCCCGACAGATTGGGGCGACCTGGTATTTTGCACAGGAAGCACTGCTGATGGCGCTGCGTGACGATGTGGCGCAACCTTACCAGCGTAACCAGATTTTTTTGTCTGCGTCGCGTCGTCAGGCGTTCCAGTTTAAAAGCATTATTCAGAAGGCTGCGGCTGAAGTTGATGTGGAGCTGAAAGGGGGCGATAAAATCATCCTCTCCAACGGCGCAGAGCTGCATTTTCTCGGCACTTCTGCTGCGTCGGCGCAGTCCTATACGGGCAATTTTTATTTTGATGAATTTTTCTGGGTCAGTCGCTTTGCTGAACTGCGCAAGGTGGCTGGCGCTATGGCAACCCTCAGCGGACTGCGGCGCACCTACTTCTCCACGCCATCCACCGAAACGCACGAAGCATACGCCTACTGGAACGGCGACCGCTGGAACGAGAAAAAGGCCACGCATAAACGCCAGCGTTTTTCTGTGGACTGGAAAACGCTGCATAACGGGCTTATCTGCCCTGACCGGATGTGGCGGCAAATTGTCACGCTGGAAGATGTGGTTAATCACGGCTGGAAACACACCGATATCGACGAAATTCGTGATGAATACACCGAAGACGAGTTCCTCAATCTCTATATGTGTGAGTTTGTCCGCGAAGGGGAATCGGCATTTAACCTGAATATCCTGATTGGCTGCGGTGTTGACGGATACGACGACTGGAAAGACTGGAAACCTTTTGCTCCCCGCCCGATGGGGAATCGTCCGGTATGGATTGGGTATGACGCAAACGGCAGCAGTGGCAACGGCGACAGCGGCGCTGTGTCCGTGGTGGTTCCTCCGGCTGTTCCTGGTGGCCGTTTTCGAACGGTGGAGACGCGACGCGTTCAGGGGCTGGAGTTTGAAGAACAGGCCAGAGTCATTGAAGATTTCACGTATCGCTACAACGTGGAACACATCGGCATTGATGTGACGGGCGGGAACGGGGAGGCTGTTTATCAGATAGTGAAACGGTTTTTCCCTGCCGCTATTCCGTACACCTTCACGCTGTCATCAAAACGGTCGCTGGTACTGAAAATGCTGCAAATAATGCGTGCCGGGCGGTGGGAATACGATCGCGCCGAACGCGAGCTGGTCGCGGCCTTTAACGCCGTGCGTAAGGTGAAAACACCGGGCGGCTTTATCACTTACGAAACGGACCGCGCGAGGGGGATCAGCCACGGCGACCTTGCGTGGGCAACCATGCTTGCTGTCATTAACGAACCAATTGGCGGCGAAGGAGAAAACGAGCGTTTCACGGTTATGGAGTTCTGATGAGCAGAAAAAATAAAAAAGTGCGCATGAGTTCACGCATTGATCTCGCTGATGCACTCAGGAAAGAATCGTCGCTCAGTGCATTCACTTTTGATGGTCCTTATCGCCTGACCGGGCATGATTTGCTGGACAATATGTACTGTGCTGATAACGGGCGGTGGTATGAAACCCCGGTAGACTGGTACGGTCTGGCAAGAGCTGCCCGGCAAACGTCCTGGCATCAGTCTGCGCTTTACTTTAAGCGCAATGTATTGCTCGGCTGCTATATTCCGCACCCGCTGCTTTCCCGGCAGGATTTCTCGGCGCTGGCGCTGGACTGGTTTGTGTTCGGTAACGCATTCCTTGAGCTTCGAAGCAATATGCTCGGCGAACCGCTTAAATTACGGCACGCCCTGGCGAAATACATGCGACGCGGAAGCGATCTTGAATCATGGTGGTATGTGCAGGATGGCAAGGATGCGTTTCAGTTTCGCCCTGGTAAAGTGTGCCACCTGATGAATCCTGACATTAACCAGGAAATCTACGGCATGCCGGAATATCTTGGCGCATTACTCTCGGCCAGCCTGTCTCATTCGGCGGACATGTTCAGAAAACTGTATTACGACAACGGATCCCACGCCGGGTGCATCATCTACATCGGTGCAGCGCAGGTAAACCGCGAAAGCATGGACTCCCTGAAAGAAACGCTACAGGGTGCACGTGGTGGTGGTGCGTTTAAAAACGTGCTCATTCATGCCCCCAACGGTGGCAAAGAGGGGGTGCAAATTTTGCCGTTCCAGCAGATCACCGCAAAGGATGAGTTCATGAATGTTAAGGCGGCATCCCGTGATGATGTGCTGGCTGCGCACCGCGTTCCGCCGCAACTGATGGGGGCGATGCCGGGCGAAAAAAGTGCGTTTGGTGATGTGGAGAAGGCCGCGCGGGTTTACGCAATTAACGAGCTGATGCCCGTCATGGAGGCCATGAAGCATATCAATGACTGGCTTGGCGAAGAGGTGATCCGATTTAACCCTTACGCACTGCTGGACACCCAGCCCACATCCTGACGCGCTTCGCTTGTCTGCTGCTTCGCCGGGGCATAAAAAATTTATGCCCCGACTCTCCAACTCCTGTATCAATCAGATAATTTCACGACGTCTTCCAGCTTATCGCCATCATCGACGGTCAGGCTCTTACGCAATCCCACTGCGCTGACTGCATGTTCTCGCCGCCTCAGTGCGATTTTGACGGCCTTATCTGCTACCCCATCAAATCAAAAGTCCTCACGTCTTTTTCATGCTCAGCGTGAGAAATACAGCCATTCTGTTGTGTCGCTGCGACATCGTTCAGGGGATGCTATTTACCCCCTGAAACGCGGGCTGTTCCCCCGTCACCTGCGCGCAGAAAAAACGCGTTTTTTTGTGCACGCACGGATCCTTGACGGATCCAGTCGCCACGCGGGCCGGAAGGGTAAAAAGTTGTTCAAAAAAATTGTGCAAATTTGTGCACTATTGTGCGGTGTATAAAATGAAAATATGGCGGTGTTATTACTGCCCAACAAGCCGTTATACTTACGTTATGGGCGTGCATAATGGAAATGAATATGAAAACTGTAACTGATGATGAATTTCGTGAGAACCTGAGTGAAATTCTGGATTACCTTTCTTCCGGTGGCAGTGTCGTTATCACGGCGCAGGGAGGGAAGGATGTTGTTCTTGCTGGTTCTGATCTTAGTCCTGAAATACGGGCTGTCCTTGGCAAAACCAAAAAACTGCGGGATCAAATAAACAAAATGAAGCAACCACTCTTAATAAATGCAGTGAGAGATCTGGAAAAACGTCATCCAGCTCTTGTCGCACAGAGAAAAAAAGGATTGTCTTTTGAAGATGCAATGAAGCGTACAAGAGAAAAACATGCGGATATCATTAAAAAGCTTGAGGATAACTGATGGACATAGTGTTTTTGTCAAAAGAACAAGTAGAACGTATCCATGCTGAAACTTTACCCCAGAGCGGAAATGCCAATGACGGGCTACTTGAAGGTGCTTTAAATCGCGTCAGGACACTACACTACTATGAAGGGGTTGATGATATTCATGCTCTGGCTGCTATGTATTTGATTGGTATAGCCAAGGCTCATGCCTTTCATGATGGGAATAAACGCACAGCTTTTCAGGCTGCATCAATATTTTTAATGATGAACTCTTCCGAACTTTCAAACTCCCTGCTGCTGGTTAAATTAACGGTGTTTTCAGCAATGGGGATAGCTACCCTTGAGGAAGTTACCTTTGCTTTGAAATTGCTGTCTGATTATGGCAATGAATTAATCAGCGACTACGAAGAAGATTATATTTAATGCTGGCATACTCTGTCGTGTTAAGACAACAGCCTTTGCGGAGACAGGGCAGGGTGCCAGACTTGCCCGCAGCGCGTCTGACATGAGCAGTTATTCATCTTTTTTATTGTTTTTCTCCATGCAGGGCGACAGTGCGCCCCGATAAAATTAAAAGCCGTCAAATTCGTCATTCATGCGTTTTTTCTTCATGGTCTGTCACTTCTCTCCTGATAACTTCATTGCACAAATCAACGCACTCATTGCAGATGTAAACAGACGGTCCGGCAATCACCTTTGTGACTTCGTACTGGGATTTATTGCAGAAGCTGCAATAAATCGTCTCCTCACCTGAAGTCCATGTTTTGCTGGTTTCGCCAGACATCAGTTGTTTGAGGTCTTTTTCACGACGAAGAACTATCTGGCCACATTCAGCTATTTTTTGGATGTTGACATTTTCTTCTTTCGCCAGCGCTTCCATCCGCTCAATCAGTCGCTGCGCTTTTTCTCTGTCAATGCGTTGCATTGTGTCCCCCTTGTTTATGTTCCCGGGTTAAAGTCATCAGGGCGGATGCGCACTGATGTTGTGTTATTCGGGAAATAACGCCCGGATATTTCCAGCCATCTGACTGGTTATCTGTGCGGTTGATACTGGCTGTGACGCGGGGCGTTCTGTCCTGGTTTGTGTCACTGATAACGCTTCATCATCAGCCCATGCAGCCAGTCGGTAAGCCTCTGCCGGATTCATTTTCAGAAGTGCCAGCCCGGCCAGAAAAGCCACGCGTTGGCCGCTTTTGCGCGCTTCTGGTGTAAGGCTGTCCAGCCAGGCGCATGCTTCACCTTCGTTCTTGACGGCGGCGGGCTTCAGATAGAAACTTATCCGTCTGGTTGGTGTCGTCATTGGTTTACTCCTTGTCCATTGCGTACAGCCCATTAACCAGAGCAAACTGTGGCACCCCGTCCGCGATGAAAGTCGCATTAACTCCGCAGGCTTCGCGGATAGCGGGTGCCACAATCTCCGCCCCGCCACCGACAACCATCACCCGCCCGTAACCCGAAAAACCCGCCAGCGCGCGGATCACGCGTTGTTTCAGTGTTTCTTCCTTTTCACGAATAATCGCCATCAGGCTGGCGTAATGCGCGTCATTGTGGATGTGCTGGCGCAGCCAGGCTTCATTATGGCGATGTTCGATAATGGTATTGGCGATGTGGTGACTGGTGCGCATACCGTTAGTGGCCATCACCGACAGTACGGCATCGGCCATCAGAGAAACGCCTACGTGTGGATCGCAAAACACCTGGCTGATACCTGCCAGTTGCCCCTGAACCTTTGCCACATCCAGAGTGGTTCCGCCCAAATCCACAATCAGCAGGGATTCAAACGGACTCATGTCAGCCAGTGCCTTAAAGCCAGCCGGAATGGATTCAGGCATAACCCGTACGTTACGGATAGTGAATGTTTCGCCGTTCTGGTACTCCACCGGGCGCATAACGTTCGCTTTTTTGCGGCTGATGTTGGCCATGTCCGGCTGTGCGTTTGTGTCGAAATACTCGCTCAATGGCAGGGTGACAACCACATCCACCTCCTGTGGCGTGATGCCTGATTTGACCAGCGCGTGATGAATGGCAATGACATTCACATCGCTGTACTGGTATTGCGTGTCGGTCGTCTGGACAAAGCGATCGCTGACCGGATCAAAACCATAGCGCACGCCATCAAGCATGTAGTTCGCGGGCTGCGAGCCACCGAACGGCGCAGACCATTCCGACTTGAAGCTGTTCGGGCTGATGGCGTTGCGGCGTTCGCCGTTCTCAGTCCATGCCAGCTTGATGTTGGTGGAGCCGTCGTCGATACAAATTTTCATGTCGCTTTTCCTTATGTTGATTAATTAATCGTTTACAGGATTTTTAAATCCCGCTTTTGCCTGTTTTGTGCGCGCTTCATATATCGCGGCACGTTTTTTGCTCATTTATGGGATTTGTGAATCCCGTTTCTGTCTGTTTTTTGTTTCCACTGGTCATGCCACCCCGCAGCAGGTCTGCTTTGCGGCTGGCGCGTTCAGTGGTTTCACTGATTCTCTGTGCGTGCTCTGCGTCGCGGATGGCGCGCAGCATGTCAGAAAGCACGGTAACGGGTGTTTTCATGGTGTTCTGGTCCTGCTGAAGTGTGGATGCCAGGCGTGCGGCGGCTTCAGGGTCTGATGCCCCCAGCTGTGCCAGATAGCTGGCGACCGGGTTATGGCGGATCTCCGTGCTGCTTACGCCATGATTACGGCTCAGGCGCTGCCAGAGCTGCGTGATTCGGCTGTCCGGGCGGGTATCCGGTTTGCGTACAATTTCAAATCCCTGCGGTGCAATGATGCTGCCGTCAACGTACAGACTGCCGCCCCGTAACAGGTGCTGCATCTGTTGTTCACCGATATGCAGGCCGAGAGATTCAGCAGACTCCCGCCATTCTTTAGCGAGTAATTCGTGGTTATCAGGCAAAGGCCGTGGCTGTTTGCGGCTCTGTGTCCAGCTCTGCATTTCATCGCTGCTGTTTTTTGCCTGTTTGTCACGAAGCGAACGCATCAGCGCCCGGCGTTCGTGTCGTTTCAGTGAGCGCATCCATTCGTTCACTTCAACGCCATCAGGGAGCTGCGGCCACGGTGCTGGCCGTTCTTCCGGCTGTTCTGTCCCGTTGTTGTCCGTTTCCTGTACACGGGGACAGTTATTGCCACGAGTCCAAGGGGCGGCAGGGCCGCCCTGAAGGTCAAAACCATTTTCGCGGGCGCTGTCTTCCGCTTCCGGTTTACGTCTTACCAGCTTCCAGTTATCCGGATGCGTGCACACACGGGAGGATTCCCCGATGAATGGCGACCAGATCCCGTAAATCTGTACACTCTGTTCGCCGTAATCGTTCAGCTCATCTGCGAGGTCGTAGGCTGTGCGAATCAGGTAGTCCTTGCGCGGAACAAGTACGCCACCCTGTTTTTCAATGTAGGTGGCAAAACATCCGGCATCAGCGGCAGCGAGTACCGCATCCATTGCGTCATCCTTCAGCCGTTGCGGGCCTTCCGGGTTGCGTGCCATCTGGCTGGCAAGGCGGCGGAGTTCACGCCACACCTGACGGGAGGGGATGCCAAAGAACTGGAACTGGCGGACCCGGTGAAGGCGCGCCCAGCCGATGGCGCGCTCCACGCTCTCGGCCATTGATTTACCTGTTTCGTGGTCAACGCGTGGCTTGCCCGTTTTCGGGTCGATGCCATCCACGGCGCGGCTGTCCAGGTTCTTTCCGATGTAGGTGGCGATGTAGCTGGTTGGCGTGCCTTTTGAGCCGTCGACGTACTCCGCCTTAAAGCGTGGGGTAATATCATCACCCAGCTCGTGACGATCTTCCTGAATGGCAATATCGCGGGTGTGGGACACAATGGTGTCGATTTCTTCCGGATGAGCAAAGACCATCATATGCCAGTGCACGGTGCCGTCATGGTGAGGCTCCACCGTGCGGATGCCATACCAGCGCAGGCCGTCGCGGTTCAGTTTCTTGCGGACCGCTGCAAAAAACGTGTTAACTAGGTAATCGCTGGAGTCGCGCATGGTGGCCCCGTTCCATTTGGGATTCGGATGACCGTTCTCTGTTGTGGCGTGGTATTTTGACGGGCAGGTGACAGTCAGAAACACCGCTTTGTCGCCACGGGCTTCGGCCAGAAGTTCCAGCCCCTTCATGGTGGCCATCATTTCTGCCTTACGGTGAACCGGGTTACTTACTCCCGCGTAATACACTGTCTCGAGATCAATCGTGAACCCGTCTTCGTTTTCCAGCATGAAACTTTTCAGGAAATCGCGTGTTTTCTCGCGCTGTGCGCGAAACTCGCTTAACGCGTCCTGGCTCAGATAGGGTGATGTTTTTCTGGAAACCAGACAGGCGGCGCGGAGTTGTTCTTCTCTCCACTCGCAACGTAACAGCCACAGTTTGCGTTTCCACCATTCCGCACAGGTCAGGCGAAGGATTGCGCCCGGCAGCAGCTCCGTGTCCGGTTCGTTCCTCCGGTCTTTATCTGTTGTCAGTGCGTCATAATGTGGAGGCATGATGTGCAGGTGTAACGCCATGCGGGCCAGCATCTGATACGCCTTCAGCGTTACATCCATGGTCAGTTCGCCATCGGTCGCGCCAAAGCCATCGCAGAGTTTTTCGAAGGTGCTGCTGAACATCGCCGCCGTCATGGTGGCCAGCGTCTGTATCTGGTGTTTGTTGAGCTGCGGCAGGTAAAGCAAATCGTCCAGGCGTTCGCGTCCGGCAAGGGAGCGATAACCCGGTGTCAGCCAGTGTCCGTCAGTGCGATCCAGACGTTCGAATATTTTGCGCAGGGTTCCGCGTGCATAGCGTTCCGCCTGCCAGCTCTTTTTGCCTTTCCGGCGATCGGCTTCCTGTTTTTTGCGCAGGAAGGAGAGGTGGCGAATAAGCGGATCGCGCAGATAGGACGGCAGCAGGCGCAGCGAGGCCATGGCTTCATCCACCGCGCCGCGTGCCTGTTTTCTGGCGTCTCCTGCCAGTGTGATGGTTTTGTCCTGTTTTTCCTGTGCGTCCAGGCTTTTATTAATCAGGTTGCCCAGTGGCGTGGCGGAGAAGGCCGCATCAGCCATTTCCTGGCGGCGCTCGTTCTCTACCCGGTAGGCATCCAGCCAGGAGGAAAGCGCGGATTCAGGAGCGGGGATCCCCGTTCCTTCACGCCCCACTGCGTGGCGCGGTTGTTGCCAGTCCCTGATGTACTCTGCCGTCATAGTGATTTACTTCGTCATGCCATTCAGGGTGTCGCGGCAGACTGTAGCCAGCCGCTGAATTTCCAGCACGGTGTCTTCTGTGTCGGCATGGCGATGTGTGATGCGGATGCTGTCGGCAATCACATCGACGATTGCAGAGGATGGGCGCTGGTAAATGCCAATAACGGACGGGGTGCCACCTTCAATGCGGTAAAGCCTGTAATTTCCCTCGTGGCTGTCAATCATGTAGCGACCATCAATAACAATCTTTCCGTCAGCGAGCTGCGGTACAGGCAGGGATTTCAGGTACATGTCATAACGATCACGCACGCGAGCGGCAAGATCACGCTCTGTGTTGAGCAGGTATTCAAGAAAGTCGTTGGCGAGAATCATTGCGGCAATCCTCTTGTTACAGATGTGCGAAGGCCTCCCGCCGCAAGGTGCAGGAAAGGCCCGGAACAGGAATTAATGGAGTTTGTTTTGCTGCCGGATGAGCTGCTGAAGCCCGACGTGGTTTCCGGCAGTTGGAGGTGCTCATGCTCTGATTTCCCTCAGTAGCTGGTTGAACATCTGGGTTAGTGGGTTGCTACACCCAAACGGCATCAGGTTTACCTGATAAGAAAAGCGACCGCCTGTTTTGCGCTCTTTTCTTGTGACTAAATCGCTGCGCCAGAGACGGCGTAGCTCCGCATTAATGGTTGTGGTTGGTGTATTCAGTGCTGCGGCGATTTCTCCACTGCTACAACCCGGATTGGCAGCGATGTAGTCCAGAATGGTCATCTGCGTGACTCCTGTACCTGTCTGATAAGATTCACCTGCACCACGTTGGTGGCGCAGAAGTAAGTGCCGTCAGTGAGATAGATGTGATGTGCATCCTTTTCTGAACGGTGTTTGTCGATTGTGGTAATCAGGCGTTCGTCAACTTCGTATTCACGTCCTCTGGAGGTGAAACGAACGACAGGAAAATGCTTAATTGCCATTACGCCTCCTTGGCGTGTGCGAATACCTCCGCGAATGCGGATTGTTTTCACATTTTCTTATTTAACCTGGGGTCTTATTTGCGCGGTTATTCTTCAGTGAAAAAGCGTTCAATCTTTTTTACTGAATTAATAATTCGCATAATCCCAATGGCGCAGACCACCGAAATAATCAGAACAAGCCATGAAATAAATATACTCATGCGATATTTCCCAGCTTATACGGTTCAATATGTTCCCCGCATTCTGCGGCACAGATCAGCTCGGAAAGTTCGTTAAGTGCATCCAGATCATCAGCGTAAAAAGCCACGTCATACAGACTTCGGATTGCTCTGGTCAATGAGTCACGGGCCGCACGTTCAGCATGAGCGCCTGATGCACTTAAGCGAAAATAAAAACGCTCAAGTGCTTTGTTAATGAGAGTTTTATATTCTTTGCCCATCACAACGCCCTTTAATCTGCTTTCTGTATTTCAGCCTCTGAATCCATACAAATAATTTCGATATAGGGTTCATCGCCATTAACCTGGCGTGCCTTTTCAGCTTCGCTGATGATTTCTCGTACGGTCTGGTACGGAAGTTCCACAAGCAGTCGCGTGCCGTTCAGATAAACGTAAGTGGCTTCGTCGGCTCCGTTTTTACCCGCCGGAGTCACTCCGTCAATAGCGGATGCACGTAATAACAGTTCACCGCGAAAATCAATAAAACGGATAAATACACCTTGTGCATGGTCTTTGGTCATAAAGCACCTGTTATAAATCAGCCTGTTTAATAAAACTTTGCCCGCGAAGCAGACGATCAACCGTGCGAAGTGCTTCGTATAATGTGAAATCCTGCCCGAACTGATTGTCGCCACAGCTCAGTGCAAAAATGCGGTTTCCGGTAAACGGATTGCGTGGGCATTTGTGGATCACGATTCCAGCTTTCTCAATCAGCCAGGCGTGCTCGCCGATTTGTTTTACTGGGTAGCCATCCGGCGTTGCGTGTGTATCACTCAGGCTGTAGCGGATGTTGCTGCGTGATGCACTGGTAGTGAAACGGTTAGCGTGGCGTTCTGTTCCGGTACAAAAATTACGGCGTTGCTTCAGCATAAAATGACACCTCGTTATTTTGTCATCTGCACGTATTTCTCTGCGTTTCTGATGGTTTTCAGGAAAATTGCGAAGAGATTTACTTTGCGTTTTGTGTTTCTTCCTTCTTGAGTAACGGGAATTACCGATCTATCAGCCTGCCTTCTTACAGCGAGAATGCTTTGATTTGTGCGTTTCGCATAATCCTCTAGGCTTTCTTCAAGTACCGGTAGCCCATGTTCATTACGGTATGGGTAGAACGCCGCCAAACGCTCAAAATCCGCTTGTTCGTATGTGTTAAGGACTTTTGCCATGGTGTGATAACCTATTCAATCTGGTGCTATTTGTGGCTCTTTGTAGCGTCAAGTGGTACTCAACTGATAACCAATATAGTATTCAGGTGCACACCATGTCAATAGAGATATCAAAGAAGCTAAAAGCAATTCGAGAATCTGAGGGGCTTAGTCAGGCAAAGTTCGCGGATTCAATAGGTATTGCGGTTGGTACGGTTAAGCAATACGAGACTGGTATTCGAGGTGTGGGAACGGAGGTTTTACTGAAAATCACAATGCACCCGGAATTTAAAAAATACACTACGTGGTTGATGAGTAACGAAACAAATGAGGCTGCTGGGCAGATCAGTCCTTCTCTCTCCCCTGATGGGCCAGAAAACACATCGTCTTCTCAAAAATCCCGCAAGACTGGCACACAGCCCGGCTAATCATGGAACGCTGGGGGCATGGTGGTCTTGTAACGCTGGGGCTTCACGAATGAGCATAAAATCAATTCCGGGAGGGTATCTTCTTGACATGCGTCCTGAGGGGCGTAAAGGCAAACGCATTCGCAAAAAATTTAAAACGAAATCGGATGCAGTTTTATATGAGCGGTGGGTGCTGGCGCAACAGCATAACAATGAGTGGAAAGGAAACTCCATTGATCGCCGTCCGCTGTCAGTGCTTATTGACTTGTGGTGGAAATACCACGGCCAGCTAATGAAGTCAGGGCATAACACGCGCCTTAAATTGCTGCGCTTGAGTGAGGCAATGGATGACCCGTGCGTGCATAAACTTAATACAACGATGCTCACCGAGCTACGTGTGTCCAGGATAGAGCAGGGGATACAGCCCAGCACCATAAATCGAGAGATTGGGGCGTTAAGCGCGATGTTTACCGCACTCATCTCATCCGGCCATTTTCTTAACGATAACCCCGTTCAAGGCCTTAAAGGAATGAAGGTTAACGAGCGCGAAATGGGATATCTGAGTAAGTCTGAATGTGTTCAGTTGCTGGATGCACTGGCTGAAAATCCCGATGAACGGCTGGCTGTCGAAATCCTTCTGTCGACCGGGGCGCGATGGGGCGAGGTAGCGGCACTGGAGCAGCGCCGTGTTCTTCATTGTCGAATCACTTTTTCAAAAACGAAGAACAGCAAAAACCGTACCGTTCCTATTTCTGAAAGCCTGTTTGAAAAGATCAAAAAACGGGGCGGGAAACTGGTGTTTCCGACGCTGGATTATCCATTGGTTCGCGATGTCATCAAAACGGTCGCACCTGATGTTCCTGACGGCCAGGCTGTTCATGCGCTGCGCCACACCTTCGCCAGTCATTTCATGATGAACGGCGGCAATATTCTGACGCTCCAGAAAATTCTGGGGCACGCAAAGATTCAGACAACGATGATTTATGCCCACCTTGCGCCGGATTACTTGCAGGATGCGGTGAGATTTAATCCTATTGCTGGGTAA